AGCTGATGATGGTGTCATTGTAGAAATTGGATCTTTTCTAGGTAGATCAACACACTATCTTGCAACGTCATTATTTAATGCAAATAAATTTAACGTGAAAGTTTTTTGTGTCGATACTTTCAAAGGCTCTTCAGAACATGTAAACATAAAACTACCGAGTGATTTTCTTTTTATGTTTAAAGAAAATTTAAAATTTTTTATAGGAAGAGATATGGTCATACCCGTACAAAGTCGATCAGATAATCCTGACACATTAGCAAAGTTTGAGAAGGAATCAGTTGACTATATAATGGTTGATGGTGCACACGAGTATGACGCGGTAGAGGATGATATAATTAATTGGTGGCCAAAACTTAAATCAAACGGTGTTATGGTTGGTGATGATTATGCTCTTAATTCAGTTGCAGAAGCAGTGCGATCAGGTTTAGGTAAGATGCAAAACAATAATTATGGTGTCAATCAAGGACATGAACAAACATGGCACTGTGCTAAAAATGGAGAAAACAAAATCTTTGAGAAAAAAATACCAGGAGTTAATACTTACGTATGAGCGTCTATGTTATACATAACTATCAAAAGGAATTAAAAATACTCAAAGAACAACTTTATGAACATTTGACACAAGGGGTTGAAAACTTTGAAGATTACAAGTATATTCAAGGAAAGTTACATATGCTTGACATATGCCAACAGGAACTTTCTCGCCTGCTGGAACAACAGGAGAAAATAGATGACTAAAACGTTATATGTCCCAGAAGACATAAAGAAGAAAATGGCAAACCCTTCACAGGGTATAAAAAAAGATAAAAAAGAGTTAGAAAAACTACCACAACCTGTAGGTTGGAGAATTCTAGTTTTACCTTTTAAAGCAAAGGAAAAAACAAAAGGTGGAGTTATTTTAACTGACAAGACACTTGAAGATTCACAATTAACAGCGTCAGTTGCCATGGTACTAGCAGTTGGTAAGGACGCATATCAAGATAAAGAAAAGTTTCCTAATGGTCCTTGGTGTAAACAAGGAGATTGGGTCGTGTTTGGCAGATACGCAGGATCTAGACTTAAAATAGAAGGTGGGGAAGTAAGATTACTTAATGATGACGAGATACTCGGCACTGTTGATAATCCAGAGGACATACTAACAATACTCTAACATGGGAGGTACCATGCAAACAGAAATAACATCTGCACAGAAAGACAAAATGGTTGATCTGGACACATCAGGCGAAGGTGCTGAAGTAGAAGTTGAAGATAAATCACACGGCACAGTAAAACCCGATACATATGAAGAAGTAAAAACAGAAGAAAAAGATCCTTTAGAGCCAAAGATTGAAGTAAAAGAAGAAGAACAACAATCTGAGGAAATGGATCAATATTCAGATAAAGTAAAAAAACGAATTGATAAATTAACATATAAGATTCGTGAAGCTGAAAGAGAAAGAGAAGCTGCTCTTCAATTTGCACAAAATGTGCAAAAAGAATTATCAGACGCTAAAAAGAAAACCTATGACATTGACAAAGGTTATATGTCAGAAAGTGAAGTTCGTAATAAGATGGCTGCAGATCTTGCACGTCAAACTCTTATACAAGCAAGAGAAGCTGGTGATTACGTAAAAGAAGAAGAAGCAAGAGCTGCTTTGACCAAACTAGATCTTGAAGCAGAAAGAATCCGAGTCACAAAATCAAAGAAAGAGCAAGAATATGAAGACTTCCAAAAAGAGTTGGAAAAAGAACAGCAAACAAATAACCAACAACCTACTCAACGACCACAACCTTCTGACAAGGCTTTGGCGTGGGCTGAAAAGAATACTTGGTTTAGACAAGATGCTGAAATGACGGATTATGCTCAAAGAATTCATCGAGGTTTAGTGGCAGAAGGATTTGACACGGAATCAGATGACTACTATGATGAATTAACTAATAGAGTTAAAAACAAGTTTCCAGAGTCCTTTCCGAAGGGCGAGGATCAGGCTACCAGAAGCAACAAAATCGCCCAACCTGTTGCCTCTGCATCAAGGTCTGCAACCAGTGGGCGCAAATCTGTTAGGTTGACTCCTAGTCAAGTAAAAATAGCAAATAAGCTTGGAGTCCCTTTGAGCGAGTATGCTAAGTACGTATAAAGGAGGTACAAAATGACAGATCAAAAAACACCAAGAAGTGCACAAACAAGGGTAACTGAGGAACGTAGAAAGCCTTGGAAACCACCGTCTCAACTAGACGCACCACCATGTCCTGATGGATATAAGCAAAGATGGCTTCGACATCGTGTAAATGGAGCGGATGATACTAAAAATATCAACGCTAGACTCAGAGAAGGCTGGGAATTAGTCAGAGCTGACGAATTTTCAGGTAATTTATACTCTGCTTACAATGGAAGTATCAAAGCTTATGAGGGTGTCATCAGCGTGGGTGACTTGCTATTGGCAAGAATCCCTGAAGAAACTGTTGCCGAGCGTAATGCTCACTACAAGCGAAAGACTGATCAACAGACTGAAGCTTGGGAAACAGATCCTTTAAGGGAGCAACATCCAAGCATGCCTGTCAATGTTGATAGGCAGAGTCGTGTGACTTTTGGAGGTCCTAAAAAGACTGAATAAAGCACACATAATTATAAAGGAGATGAACTATGGCAAATCAAGCTGGATATTACGGGTTTCGTCCGATCAAGATGCTAGGTGCTGCTTACAATGGTCAAGGCCAGACTGAGTACACTATTGCAAACAACGAAGCTTCCGCAATATATCAAGGCGATCCAGTAATACTGGTCGCTAATGGTGCTATTGATGTTGGTTCTTCTGCTGGTGCTGAAATCTTAGGTATTTTTAATGGTTGTGAGTATACTGATCCAACAACAGGAAAGCCGACCTTTTCTAATCATTACCCAGGTAGCGTAGCAGCGGCTGATATTAAAGCATTTGTCATCGATGACCCGAATGTAGTATTCGAAGTCAAAGTAGATGACACTAACGGTGGTCAAGCACAAGTTGGTACAAACTGTAACATCGCAACATACAGTGCAGGTTCCTCAATTGATGGAATCTCAAACGTTGTTATCGATGGTGGTAGTTTTACAACAAATGCTGGCGCTAATTTTAGAGTAGTAGGACTTTCAACTGATGTTGAAAATAGTGATTACACTGCAGCAAATGCAGCAATTCACGTTAAGATTAACCTACACTCACTAACAGACACAACAGGCGTATAGGAGGTTAAACTATGGCTATATCTAGAAGTCAACTCGTTAAAGAGTTAGAGCCGGGTTTAAATGCACTATTTGGCCTGGAGTACGGACGTTATGATGCAGAGCATTCACAAATATTTGATACAGAAACTTCTGACAGAGCATTCGAAGAAGAAGTAATGTTATCAGGTTTTGGTAATGCTAGAGTAAAATCTGAAGGTGGTTCAATTGTTTATGACAATGCAACAGAAACCTTCACAGCACGTTACACACATGAAACAGTTGCACTTGGTTTTGCAATCACTGAAGAAGCTGTCGAAGATAATCTTTATGACAGAATCTCAGCAAGATACACAAAAGCACTTGCACGTTCTATGGCAAACACCAAGCAGGTTAAAGCTGCAAACGTATTAAACAATGCGTTTGATCCTAACTTTACTGGTGGTGACGGCGTTGAACTTTGCTCCGCAGTACACCCAATTGTAGCAGGTACATTCGCAAACGAATTAGGAACTGCTGCTGACCTAAACGAAACTTCATTGGAGCAGTCTTTAATAGACATCGCTGCATTTGTTGACGAAAGAGGTTTATTAATTTCAACACAGGGAAGAAAGCTTATCATTCCTTCTGAGTTACAATTCGTAGCTGAAAGACTTACACAGTCACAGTTAAGAACTGCAACAGCAGATAATGATATCAATGCACTTAGAAATATGGGCATGATTCCTGAAGGTTATGTTGTAAACCACTACTTAACAGATCCAGATGCATTCTTTATTAAGACTGACATTCCAAATGGATTTAAGTTATTCCAAAGATCTCCAATTAGAACATCTATGGAAGGTGACTTTGACACTGGTAACGTAAGATACAAAGCTAGAGAGAGATACTCATTTGGTTTCTCAGATCCTAGATGTGTGTTCGGTTCTCCAGGTGCTGCATAATCCGCACAATAAATAAACTTATGAGGGGGCTTTCATGCCCCCTTTTTTTATGGTACTAATTAAGAACTAGCATAATAGATTACATGGACTGAGCTAGTCAGACGGTATAGCGACCATGTGATCGGTCTATACAACCTAGGAGGTTTATAATGGCAAATACAACTTTTTCAGGACCAGTCAGATCAGAAAATGGTTTTGAATCAATTACAAAAAATGCATCTACAGGTGCAGTTACTGTAGGAACTTCTTACAGCAATATCATTACAGGTTCAGTACAATCTTTAAGTGGTGCAGGAGCTGTTAATCTTACAGATTTAATTACTGAAGTAACTACAACTGGTGCAGATGCACTAACACTTGCTAATGGTTCCACTGGTCAAGTAAAGATCATCACAATGATAGTTGACGGTGGAGACGGAACTTTAACTCCAACAACTCTTGCTGGTGGTACTACAATTACCTTCAATGACGTTGGTGATGGTGTGGTTCTTGTTTATGGCACAGCAGGTTGGGTTGTTGTTGGAAACAATGGCGCAACAATAGGTTAAGGAGATAAATAATGGCTGATTCTGACGTAAAATCAAAACGCATAACTGCTACCGGCTCTGTCGGCGTAGGTCCTGCAAGGATCCGTCAGATACAGTTGAAAACAGCTTCAGGCACACCTCGACTTACTATTACCGATGGTAATGGTGGTTCTACTGTGCTTGATCTTGATTTTAACGCTTCTGACACGCACTCAGTTAATATTCCG